AAACGGAAGGTTCGGAAGAACCGCCGTAGAAGTTCCTTTGGAGGTACATTCGTTGCTTCGAAGAATGCGCTTGGAGCGGGGAGTGGTGTTGGAGGGAAAAGCTTTTTAGGGCAATAAGATGTTAGCCAACACTCAAGACCCCAAAGAGAAGCGAGGTGCTTTATATGCATTTCGTCAGAGATACGTCAGCAATTGGCAGAGGATCGCGCAATATGTTGATCCTGAAAAGAAGTTCAACGTGAATGGAGCTGTCTATGAATCTACGCCTTCAAGTCTTGGCTACATTGACCAGACGCTGGAAAGAGCATTGAGGATCAATGCGGCGGGCCAGCATGAACTGATGACGCCCAAGAGCTACGAATGGTTTAGCTTTGAGCCGCTGGCTACGGTTGAGAACTACGAGAAAATTGATTCGACCGTCACGGATGTTTTCTATACGACTGGCCGTTCGGTTGCGTGGTTCATTCGCAATAGCAACTTCCACACGGCGTCGGAACAGTTTTACTTTGACCGGGCGGCTTATGGTCAGGCGGCGTTATGGTCGGAGTACGACAAGAAGAAAGGTCGGCTCAAGTTTGCATCGATTCCGGTTGGAGACTTCATGGTTGACCGTGACAAGTTTGGTGAGCTTCACACGTTTTGCTGGGATGAATGGATGAGGGTTCAGGACATTGTTGCGACGTTCCCTGAAAACGTGTTGCCTACGGTCGTTAAGGAGAAGTACAGGGCCAGCAGTGTTAACCCGGACAACCTGCTTGTGTTCCACTTGCTGGAGAAGGTAGAGAGGACGGGAGACCCGGAACTGATTGAAGAAGCAAATGGAAGGGCATGGGTGCTTCGTAGCGTGTTTGACATGACCGGGGACGTGTTGCTTACCCAATTCTTCCATACGTGCCCTGTTGTGGTGAGCAACTACTTTGACATTTCCAATTCGCCTTATGGTACAGGGGCAGGGAAGCGGGCCTTGGGCGACCAGATTGAACTTACCAACAATCTTAAGGCGCTTTCGGAATCTGCCATGCAAAAGATATTCCCGCCGATGCTGGTGCCGGAAGGGTTTGATGGGAACATTGACTGGGGGTTTGGCGGGGTTACTACATTCAATCCCTTGAACGTCCAGAACAAGCCTACGCCCTTGTTCCAGAACATGATGCAGGCCAATGAGATGCAATGGCAGGTCCAGCGTCTGGAGAGCAACATTCAGAAGTCTTGCGACATGGACTTATTCGCGCCATTGTTGCAGGTGAAGGACCCCCAATACATGAAGGCAACGGTTGCCCAGATGATTGAGTCCTACTCGGCACGGATTGCTTCTCCTGCCTACACTCGCCTTCTGGAGGAATTCCTTGAGCCTGTTGTGTTCCGGTGCTATGACCTTCTTTCCAACGAGAATCTTGTTCCAGTCTTGACGAATGATTTCAAGATCAAGTTCACGACTCCGTTCCAGATGTTGCTTGACCGCCACAAGCCGACCTTGTTTGCGGAGTTCATGCAGACCATAGCCATTCCGATGGCCCAAATTGACCCTTCTGTGCTACAGGCACTGAATACGGATTTCATTTTGAGGGACGGCATCAAGGCGCTTGGCATGGACACGAAGAACCTCAAGACCGAAGCCGAGATCAAACAGATCAGGACAGCTCAACAAAATGCCCAGAACCAAAGCGATGCGCTGACGCAAGCCTTGGGGGCTTCCCAGATTCAAAAGAACCTTGGTCAGGCTGTTAGCGACATGCGATGATTTACCATGAACACACAACATCAAGAAAGACAACCCCAGAAAGGAACCAAGATCATAGATTTCCTCGGCAATCCAAGTGTTGCCGTGGAGAAGGACTTTGAATCTTTTACGGAGGAATTCAAGCAAAGCCCGTTTAGCCCGAAGCTGATACAATACCTTGAGGCGTTTGTAGACAGTTCCTTGGTTGATAAAGATTCATGTCCTAAAGAGGCGTGCGTTGTGAGCGGCTTTGACACCAACAAGGCCATGTTCCTCATGGGCGCGCGCCAAGTGATTATGCTCCTTAAACACATATTAGAAAAATGATTGATACAAATCCGAACAGCCAGCCAAGCGCCCCGGCCCCGACCCCGGCTCCAACCACGACGCCTGCTCCGTCAGGAGACGCAGGGCAGGGACAGCCTCCCGTTACCATTCCCGGCACGATAAGAACCGACCAGCTCCCGGCTGGCACTTCACAGGAAGGGTTCAGAATTGCCGACATCCTCGGAGAAGACGGTTCTTTCAGTGAAGGATGGACCGCGAAGTTTGAAGAAGCTGATTCTTTGGGCAAATATAAGAACCTGAATGAATTGGTAAAAGGGTTCGTGAATGCGAACAAGCTCATCGGCAAGAAGTCGGAAGGCGTGTCCAAGCCGGGAGACGGCGCCAGCGAAGAGGAAATCAAGGCATGGCGTGCGCACTTGGGAGTGCCGGACTCTCCTGATGGGTATTCAATCCCTGATGAGTACAAAGATGATTACGATGAGGCAAGCTTCAAGGAATTTGCGGAGTTCGCACACAAGCATAACATTCCTGCGGAAACGGCACAGGAGCTTCTGAAATATCAGGACGCCTTGTACAGGAAGAACAACGAAGAGTTCGGCAGGCGCCTTGAGGCCGCATCCAAAGAAGCGGAAAAATACTTCAAACAGGAGTGGGGTCCGCAGTACGAAAGGAACGCGATCATCTTGAAGCAAAGCTTGGTGAATGCCGGGGTGAACATCGACGACCCCGCTCTCTCAATGGCGTTGAACAACACTTACATCTTGGAAGCGTTGTATGAAAAGGCGGCTAAGTATCAGGAAGGGACGATGCCGACGCCAGCCATCATGGGAGGCAACACGGCTACCATCAAGCAACAGATGCTCGACATGGTTACGGAATATGGCGACACTTCGCACATGCCAAAAGATGTGCGTGAAAGGTATTACGCTTTAGCCCGGAACCATATTGAATGGTAGTGAAGCTTTTCCTGTTGACTTCGCAATTCATTTTTGTATAAAGAAAACGCTTTTTGTTTCTCGACGAATAGTAATGTATGTTCCAGCACCCTAGTTCACGCTAGGGTGCTGTTTTTTTGTTGCCAGAATACTGCTTTCCTCGTATAAGTTCATTGTCTCCCAAAAGGAGTCGATCGGGTATTCTTCTTGTTTTGATTGAATCAATGGTGTCTGTGCGCTTCTGTAAAAGGGAGCGCACAGATTTTTTTATTGCATGTGTGCGAAAAGTGTGATTGCTTGAACTTGAGCAACCCGAAAGGATACTTGCGCAATTAGCACAGTGAACCACCGCCGTTCACACAGTCAGCCCTAATTAGGATACCTGTTTGATGAAAGAGAAATCATTCGTCTAGGCGGTACAACGTAACCAACAAAAAATTATGGCTAATTACGGTAACTTTTATGACTTGGCGGTAAATGAATATTCGCCTTCAATTTATGCTGGCATCCAGCAGGATACTTCGCGCACGGAGCGTTATCTTCGCGTCTATCCGCTTAGCTCCCGCCAGCGTCGGTTCCAGATCATTGATCCTGTGAACTCCACGGAAATCACCGATCTTTACGGTGACACGAACCCACAGCAACCTGAATTCAACGTTCGCTGGCTCAAGACGAGGCCCTATAAGTCCACGCATGAAATCAATCGCATTGATATGGCGATGGCAGGAACCATTGAGTCTCCTATTCCTCGGATCGTTCAGGCTGAACGTATGGAAATGGCTCGTCGCCGTGACCAGATTGCGGTTCAGGGCCTCATTGGTACGGCATGGACTGGCGAGAATGGTGACGTTGCAGTGCCCTTCAATGAGCAGTTGAACACAATTCCTGTAGGCTACAATCCCTCCGGTTCTTATACGGCTTCTGGCCTTACGTTTGAAAAGCTCTTGCAGATCAGGACCATCTTTGGTGCCCGCAACGTGTTTGGCCAGAACGTAGGTCGTCAGGACTTGGGCGGCCCGGAAGTTATCCTTCTCATCACCCATGAAGAGCTGGCAGGTCTGCTTAAGGAAGAACGCTTTACGAGCATCCTTTACAATGTGAATCGTCCGATTGGCGAGGATGGCAACATCTTTGATGCAATGGGCATTCGCTTTGTGGCGCTTTCTCCCGAAATGCTTCCCTTCGGAACGAGGAAGCTTGGTTCTGCGACTGATCCGACTGCGGGTGCTGACACTCAAAACGTTCGTACCTGCATTGCGTTCAACATGAATGCCGTGGCCTTCGGGGTGCTGGAAGAAATGTTCGTGCGCATCGACGAACGCCGCGACAAGCAGTACGTGTGGCAGACCTACACGGAAATCGCTATGGGTTGCACCCGTATCGAAGACAAGGGCGTTCTCAAGGTGGACGTCATCGGAACTCAAATGGCTTACTAAAGAAAGGATAAAACAAAATGGCTACTTTTCCGAGCATGGCTAAAGCGCAGGTCGCGGAGGGACTTCCTCCCTTCCTGAACGCTCAAATGTCACGAGGCGCTACTTTGAAAAAGGTAGTTGCCTACACAGCAGGGACGGCCGCTACGGCAGGCGGTTCCACCATTCAGGACATTGATCTACCAGAAGGTTGCATCATTGACTTGAGTTCAGTCGCTCTTTCCCATAATGGCGTTGGAGCTGGGACTTACACTGTTTGTGTTGCCCTGACCGATAAGAACGGGAACATCGTGGATAACATGATTGCCCCTATCGCTGCTCTCGCGGCTACAGCTGCGGCTAATGAAATCGTGAGGAATAACACCACGGCCAATGGCAATGATCCGGGCCTTCTGATGCTTGATCCTTACGAGAAGATTCTGTCATATATTGATTCCTCAGAAGGTTGGCCTGACGTGAGGGACAAGAACAGCGTGCTGAAAGAAAAATATCATTTCTGCATTGTTGTTCAGAATTCTGCGGCAGTCGCCGCGAACAAGACCTACACTGTCGTGATGGACCTCATCATTCCATAATCTAACCCTAAGCGGCCAATGACTGATCTAGAAGTAGCGAACTTTGCTCTTGGATTATTGGGGCAATACAAAGTATCTGTATATCCTGATAATCCGAACAAGCCTACTGTTTACGGTCAGGCATTGGCCGCTTATCTTCCTTTTGCTATCAACGACTTAATGATTGATGGCAATTGGAACTTCGCTCGAAAGAGAGTAGAATTGTTGCCTTCTACCACGGAGAAGCCAGCCTTTGGTTACTCGAATGCGTTCCCGCTCCCCGAAGATTTGGTGACAATCATTTCAGTGAATGGCCAGCCTTGGGAGAACCAACTCCAATTTGTGCAAATTGAAGGTCAGTTTTTGTATGCCAACACTGATTTAATGAGGCTGGTTTACATTGGGGACATTCAAGACAAGACCACTACGCAAGAATTTCCTTCCATCCTGCAACCGCTTTTAGGGATTAGATGGGCGCAATTGAGTTGCGTTCGCATCACAAACAATCTGGATTTGTACAATCTTCTTGCGGACATGTACCTTCGTGAACTTTCCCGGCTTAGGGAGAACGACTACATCAACAACACTGGAGGCAGGTACAACTACTACAACAGATTGATGCGTCAATCTGGGTGGGGCAGGGTTCCTTATGGTACCACGTTCCCGTTTGGTGGTCACAATTATCTTTATTAAAAATGGCTGACAAAAGGCAAACACAGCTTCAACTTAACTTCAACGGGGGGCAGGTCTCGGAATCGTTCACGCCTCGCGTTGACATGCAACGTTACCTGACGTCATGTTCCCGGATGAGGAATTTTATACCTCGCCAGCACGGGAAGCTTCAAAGGCGTCCGGGGTTCAAGCTGGTTGATCGGCTGAATGGCCCTGTCCGTCTCCTTTATTTCCCTTGCACTTCGGAGGATATTTACATTGTTTGCCTGCACGCCGGAGTCAAGCCGGGCATGTCTGGCTTCGCCACGATCTACCAATGCGGTCACCTAGAAGAGACTCCTCGCCCTATATGGAATATTCCATTGGACCTTAAGCAAGAGTATGCCAAGAATGGGTGGACGTCTCCTTTCACCGAGGAGGAATTGCTGGAAGTCAAATATGTCTCACAGAACGACAAACTATGGATTGTCCACAAGAATCACTTCCCTCTTGTTTTGACGAGGACTCGGACTGAATCAGGCTCTATCACTTTCAAGTTAACGGAATTTACTTTCCTAATCTTTCCGTCTTCGGATGATTACCTTGACTCCATGAGCGACTCTCTTGGCTCAGAGCTTGTGGATATTGGTATGATGACAATGTCCCAGTCCGATTATCCTGATATAGAATACAACGCAAAATCAACTACTGCTTTTGCCAGTATGTTTTGCGACATTCCGTTCTTATATGATCCTTCTTGGGGTTTTGCTCAGTATGGAACAATTGTTAATAAATGGCTTAAGGGATGGCAGTCGGGAGATATTGTAAACTGCAACATTCGCACTAGAGCGACTGACGCCTATTATACTGGCCAATTATATAATTGGGCTGAGATAAATACATATCCTCAATTTTTTAATGCGGTAAATATCATATTTGCTTACGTTCAGGGGGAATGGAAGATTGATGTAGGAGAAGAGTTTGATAATAGCTATGCCTTCTATGTTTCGGGGATGAGTATTAGAGAAACGTTCCCAGGCTTGAATAAAGGTGTATCCATTGCTAATGTATCGAACGCTTCCCAACCAGCTAAGAGGCGAGTTACTATTACAGGAAGCGCCCCGCATGGATATTTTCTTGGATTCGCTTTTACAAATTCAGCTACAAATGGCATTCATACGGATGAAGCTATTAGAAATCTTCCCGTTGAGCTGACATGTGCCGATACGGTTTCGATTAATTCCTATCCATTTGCTACTTACATTAACCAGAAAAATTATAATGGCAGTGCAAATAATGGGACAGTGTTAAGGAATATTAACATTTTGCCAATGGCATTTTGTCCTGATCGTACTAATTTTTTTAATGATATTGCCACTAATTATTTTAGACTGAACTATTTTGTCGAAAGAAAACTTGTCGGCGTAAATGAATATAAAATTATTTACTATTTCAACACTCTAGTAAAAAGCGCCTTTAATGTTCAGAAGGGATATCCTTCTGCCGTTACTATCAGGCGAGGCCGTCTTGTTTTTGCTGGGACCAAGGCCCAGCCACAGACGATTTGGGCGTCTCGTGTGGACAGATACGAAGATTTCACAGTTGATGACCAAGCTGATTCAGGATGGAATCTTACCATTGGAGCGAATCAGGCACAGATCATCCAATGGCTTTCTTCTTCCAAGGATTTAATTGTTGGCACGGACATTGGGGAATGGGTGATTAATGATGATGATATTAACAGTCCAATCCCTACGATTAAAGAACAGAGCCGATGGGGGTCATCTGCTTTTCAGGGGGAATTGATGACCGAGAGCCTATTCTTTGTCCCCAAGGATAAGAGAGGCCTTATTCATTCCCTTTATTCTTTTCAAATTGATGGGTACCAATCCGAAGATGTTTCCATCGTAGCGACAGACCTTCTGGAATCCGGCATCACATCACAGAGCATCATGAAAGACCCTGACCCTATTTGGTGGGGGACTACTGGTGATGGCAAAATGATCGGCTTTCTATTCAACCGCACGCAGGAGATTCAAGGTTGGCATTGGCATGATATCCAAGGCGGCCAGTTCAAGCAGGTGGTTTGCTATTACAACCCTGTGAAGAGTCAGGAAGGCATATTCGCCTGCATCAGGTCTGTTCCCCCTGTTGCGTCCAGTTTAGATAATGCGGAGTATTATCTGGCCTACATGGACTTTGACCATCCCTGCATTGACTTTCCTCAATACGGGAAAACTACCTATAATCCAACTGTCTCCGATGCAGGATTCGGTGGTAGCTGGGAAGTCTTCCAAACAAGGTCGGTTGCCGGATTCAATGGAGAACCATTTGATTATTATTTGGCTAACTCCTTTTGTTGGGAGGGAAACATGGCAGGCGAACTAAGCCCTTATCCAAAATACTCTCCCAAGATTGATATCATAACTACGGCACCTCCGACATCCAGCAAATATGGCATTCCTACAGGCTTTTGCTGGACCACGGCATATGCTCTTGAAGGACCGTATTATTACCAAGTTAGCGATCGCATGATCGGCGGGGGCCGCTTAGGGTTTTATCCTGTCTTTGAGATGGGCAACGATGCGCTGATTAACTATTCAACTACTCCTACTAGCACATTTTCAAACGTCATATGGGGGTTGCACATAGAGTCCGAGTTCATCTCCTTGCCGATGGGCAACACGTCGAACTATATCATCCCTGCGATGACCACCAAGATATCGCAATTGAGATATCAAGTCTTGCGTGATGCGTCTGATGATGTTGCTCCTAACATACCAATGACAGGTGACGCAGGGAAAGCATATGGCTATCCTCGAATTCAAGCCGTGATTGAAGCTCTAGATTATTCTGCTCCCTTGGGGGCGAATAAGAATGACACACAGGAGTTGAGCGTGTATCTTAATAACGGTAGAGGGCATGAGGTTCTAAGCGGGCCTTCTTCCACGGATACGAGGTTGCGTTTCGCATTGACGGACGCAAAGAAGACAGACATTCTATCAGCGTATATCATCTATGACTCCGACCTTGTATAACGACATGGCGTGGGCCGAAGCCACGTTGTATAATTGGCCCAGTTGGATTGAGAACCAAGTTGTTCCCAACCTGCCCGGAGCTTACGGTCGGGGTCTTCTCCCACAATATTATGATGATAGCGGGCTAGGGACTTTCTCTTCTTACCCTGTCACTGAAAGCGGCTTTCCTGAAATGCCGCAACCAGCTACCTATTCTAATTCATATGGAGTTGAGGCTCAACCTAATGTCTATTCCATAAATCCTTCTTATGGGCAGACCCAGCAGACCAATGAGAAGCTTGGCTGGAATGATGTCCATGAAGGGTTCGGTGTCAATTCAACTACTTTTAGTTCTGTCGGAAACGTAATCTCCGATATTTCAGGGGCCTTCAACAAGGAGCGTCAGCTTCGGCAGGCAGAGCAAGGCTATCAATACCAAGCACAAGCTTTAGCTAATCAGGCAGAGTCTTCTTATAAAATCGCGGGCGTGAACATGATGCGCCTTCGTGGGAATCAGGAGAACTATTTGACACAGCAGAGGGTGTCTGCTGTGAGGACTGGATTCGCCCCTACTTCTGGTTCTATTGAAGCGGTTCAGCTTGGCACAATGAACAAGTTTGAACAGCAGATTTTGGATGCGGAAAGAGAAGCAGAACAGTCTAGGCAAAACACCATGTACCGTTCTCAAGTTGCTTCATGGCGTGCTGGACAGGCAAGGGCCAGCGCTAAGAAAGCTAGGACTTCTGCGTTCGGTTCTATCATTGGGGCTACAATAGGAGCTGTAGTAGGTGGCCCTGCTGGAATGGCTATAGGTTCAAAGCTTGGCTCATCATTAGGAGGGTTCTAAAACATGGCACAAGATACACGTGACATCCGACTTGGGGTTTCTTCCCAAAGCAGAAGGTCTGCTATGCTTGGGACTCCCGAAAACAGATATGCTAGAGACGTTACAACTAATGTAGCGGGCTATGTTCCTCTTGGGGATGAATTTGATGCGGCGTCTAGGCAACAGGCTTTGCAAGGGCTTAGTCAAGGGCTTCAAATGTGGAGCAAGGCACAGGCAGAAGTTGAGACCGTAAATGACAGCATCATGTCTCGGCGCATGCAAGCTGAACTGATGAATGAATCGGCGACTATCATTTCTCGTCTTTCCAATGATCCTAGCACGATGAACAAGCCGGGGACGTGGGCCGAGACGTATCAGCAGGAAATGGCCCTTGCCCAGCAAAATATCAATCTTCAATTTGATGGCTCATTCTATCTCGGCAAGAATAGGATGCTTACGGAGGAAGCCATGAAACAGATACGCGCACAGGAGGCAAACAAGGTAGCTCGGTCAGCGGCTTTGCGTGTGAGTCAAATGGCTACGGAAGAGACCAACGCCGCAATTGACATCGCTATCAAAAGCGGACAGTTCGATGAAGCTTCCCGGATCACGGAGGAAACACCGTACCTTTCGGATGCCCAGAAGATGAAAGCCAACTTCGCTATTGACCAAGCAAAGACCACTAGCATGGTGCAGCAGAAGGCATTGGCGAATCCTTATGGCTTGCTAGAGGAGATTCAGACCAAGGGTTCTGTGGATTCTAGAGAGCTTTCCTATGAGCAACAACAGTATGGCATCAACCAAGCCAGAGCATTTATCAATGAAGACCAGAAGAAGAATTATGATTTCTTTGTTGAGAAGTTCATGCTTGATCCTCAAGGCTTTTCTATAGACCAAGCTAGAGAATCCTTGAATGCGAATGCCATTAACACTCAACAATTTGCTACGCTGTGGAGGATGCATAACCAGAAGATTGCAAATGTTCCTCCTACTTCTGCCCAGTTCTCACAGGCGAGTAAATATGCGGCGAGCATGATTCCTCAATACCAATCTTCTACCCCAGAAGAGCGGGCGAACATGGTGAATACGTTTAGAACCTATCTAAGCAATTCAAACTTTTCTGCTCAAGACCAATCATCATTGATCAAATTGATGCAGACTCAAACCCCGCCGTCATATTTAAGTGATGCGAAAACATGGGTAGAGCGTATTTGGGATAGCGGTAAATATCCTTTGTACACCGGGAGGGATGTTCTGGATAGCAATGGGTCGCCTATCTCCATGACAGAAGCTGAATTCCAAAATAGCTTCATGTCTAAGGACAAACAATATTATTTGGATAAGACGGAATCTCGGATGTATGAAGACCCGGAAACCTTAGCCAAGAGATATATCGTCCGGGAAAAGATTCCGAACCAAGCCAATGATTCCAATTTCAAGAACTTCCTTAGCCAAGTGAGGTATGAGGCTACGCAGGAAATTTATAACTACATGGGGAGTCATGGCGGCAAAACTCCCACAGAATCAGAACGTTATCAGATTCTAAGCAATGCTATTACTTCCGTCTCCGAAAGTTCTGGGATAAAAGTGAGGGGCTTCTTCTCATACAAAGATGTCTTCCAGACGGACGATAGCATCATCAACGAGCAGGCGAATGCATCTCGCCTTTACGTGCTTGGCAATTCGTTTGAATTGGGAGATAAGACAGAACTTCCTTCAATGCCCAACGGTGGGTTTGTGGTCACGCTTGGCACTCCCAACAGTTCTATTTTTGAAGTTTCGCCTATATCGAGTTCAAACGTTGTGACACAAGGGGCCTATAAGAAGACTCCTGTTCTCTCTAAGCAACTCTATACTTCTTCTGGTGGTTCTAGAAGGCTACTTCAAATTGATCCTTTCTATTTACAGAAGCCTTCTGATGAAGCCATAGAAGATGTGGCAGAGAGAAGAGCAAGGATTCTACGGGTTAATAACGGCTTGAATGACGAGGATGAACAAGGTATATATTCGGCTTTAATCTCATACTGGAATAGATAGTATGGCACAGAGACTACAATTTACCTCACCTGATGATGAGCTGGATGCCACGCAACCTTTAGGTGAAGAAGAGCTTCGTCCTTTAGACCTAACCCCAGAATCTATTCCAGTAGAGCAAAGACGTGCCGCAAATGTTGGCTTTGCTGAACTTTCAGAACAACAGCAAGCAGACTATATTGGACTACGAGCTAACGCATTAAGGCGTCAGACTCTTGCGGAACTTGATTCTTATAAAAAGCTTCAAAGAGATATAGAATCATCCGATGTGCTTGATGATTCGATGATTTCAGAGGCACTCAAACTTCATGACTCTCTTGTAAAGCGTGGGATCGATCCTGCCTTTGAAGTTCGGCGAGATAAGATTGAACGTCAGAATGCTATCATAGGTGCCCTTACCCAAAACATCCAGCCGGAGAAGGGGCTTTACGGGAACATTGATGCTCAAGAGGTTAGTGATAATGAGCTAGGAGGAATCCTCAATGGCGATCAGATTTTTGCTTGGAACAACTCCGACAATGCACAGAAGGAAAGAATCCTAATTCAAGCGATCAAGGATGTAAAGTTCCCCAATGTAGAGATTAGCGATGAGATGGCGTCGTCGCTTCTCATGCAAGAATATGGTGTTGATAGCATCAATGGTGTTATCAATAAATACTCTCAAGACCTCAAGCGTTCGCGGCAAGTAAAGGAAAGCTATTACAGGGCGGAGGGCAACTTCCTTCCTTCCTTCTTAGAGAATGGTGGAGACATTGAAAAAGCTATTGACGCTTTAGGGGAAGACTCTATCTATGCTAGGTCCATCTTTAATAATGCTCCTTATCTAAGGGCGCAATACAAAGCGGCGTATGAAGCTACGTCGTGGATTAAGGATGAGTATATCAAGGAAGGTTCTTTGGACTGGGACAAGATGGCAGACAAGCTTCTTGCCCTTGGTGAAAACGGAGGGTCCTTTAAGCTTGCTATTGATATGCTCCCGAATTTCATCCCTGATGATAAGCGCACGTGGATCATACAAGCTATTGATGACACCTATGAAGACATTGGGAACTTCGTCAAATTGTCCACTTCGGAAGGCTTAGAAGAAGAAAAAGCTTTAAGACTTGCTCTTGCAATCCAGAATGAATATCGGGCGACTCGCGACATGCCGGAGAACCGCTGGGGATTGGGCCTAAGAAACTTGGTTGATAATGTTCCCAAGGTCGCGGCGGTTAGCTTAAGTTCATTTATTGCTGGGGCGGTTACCAGAAATCCAGTGGCGGTATATTCTACAGCTACCACTGTAGGCTCTATGGTGTATGGGTCTAGTGCTGGGCTTGAGGCGTTTAGCAACAATTCCAGCAAAAATGGGTCTGTCGCGTATGGATTGACTGTCGGTTCTCTTGAAGGTGCGTTGGACGCCCTTACGATGGCGGCTGGTGGAGTGGCCCTTAAAGGCGTCAGGGCTATAAGGGGCGGTGAAGAGGCCGTGCGTGGGATTCAAGCGGCGGCTGGGCGCTCTCTAGGCGGCAGAATCGCCATGTCTGGAGCGGCAGGTGCGGCTACTGAAACGGTTCAAGAAAGCATTTCTGATCCTGTTTACATTGGTGTTGAGAATCTATACAGAAGTCTAGGTGTTGACCTAACAGAGCAGAACACTTTTAAAAACTGGTGGGAAAACTACAACCCGTTGGACCCTGCGTTCTTCATACCGACAGTTGTATTGGGGGGGTCAATGGGCGCGTTAGGTGGCTTTCAGGCGAATCACCTTATCAACAAGGTAGGCCGTAGTCCGCAAGCTCTTATTGGCTTAGGGATTGAAAGCGACATAGCGCATCAGATAGCTACGATGCCGGATGGGAAGGAGCGTTCGAATCTGATTCAGCAAGCGCTCTTCAACACTCAACAACTGAATGGGTCACCGGAGAATGCGGCGAGTAGTTCGGCGGCTATGCTCAACTTTGTAGCCAAGAATGCCGAGATGTTCAAGAACGTGGAGTTGATGCCTACCTTTAAAGATAATGGGGATGGCACCTTCGACATCATCACTACTGATCCGGGTTCAGGCAATCAGTCCACAATGACGTTGACTGATGAAATGGCAGGGACTTACCTTTCCGAGACCCTCGCCTCTAATCCTTCTTTCGTCCAAGCCTTGAACCTGTTTGCTCAAAGACAGCTTGAACCAGCAATCGAGAGCCAAGGCATCCAGTTGAACCCTGATGAGCTGTTGACTTCCATTCAGAATTCAGAAGGCATCAACCAATCCACAGCGAGAGCTAGGGCTTTAGCTTATATACAATCTAATCCTGAATTAAGAGAACAATATAATGCAGGTGAAATTACCGTTGAGGACGTTGCTAATAATCTGGAGGTTGTTTCGGCGTATCGTGCTGGGCAAATAGCCGTTATCGAAGGCAGGGCAAATCCGCTAGACATTCTGGAAGAAATCATTCACGCTAATGCTACTTATGATTTAGAGACAGGCGCCGTCACTAGAGAGTTCATTGAAGATTCCGTCCGCAAGTATGGGGAACATACGGGAAGAGACTTTGGCGATTTGTCTAATGATGTCGCTCTTCAAGAAGCTCTAGCGACGATGGGGAAGGCGCTGGCGACCAATCCTGAACTTCTCGGAAGCCTTCCGGGAGACGTCCAAAGCATCCTTGAATGGCAAAAGGACAACATAGCGGAAGTTGGGAACATCTTCAAAGAAGGGGAACGCATCAAGCAAGCCATTGAAGACGGGGTTCTGGATGCTGATTTTGTTAAATGGTCACAGTCTTTGGCGAACATAGCTGACCAGACGAATGCTAGAGACATAGCTTCTTTGGTAAACAGCGCGGCCGAAACGGCGATTCTTCCCTCCGTCCAAGAAAGGACTAGCGCTCTTCGGGTAGGGCCGGGGATTCGGACCATTGAAAAAGCCATGTCCGATATCGTCGGTAGCACGTCTGAACAAGCCATTGCCAAGCTCAAGGCCATTCGGAAGTCTTTTATGAGCCTTGCCGAGCAAGCCGTTGAAGGGAAGTTCTCCGACAAGAGGCAACAGAACGCATTGCTTAATAGCGTTCTTACCCTGCAAAACGCCTTTGGCCAATACGGGAAGACCTTTATTCCTACGTCGTTAGCTCAAAAGCTTATCAATCCTACAAGCCAATTGCAGTTTGAGGCGTCGCTTCAAACTGCTTTGGACCGTGGAGTGAAGGCTATAAACTATCAAATTCAGGAAGCTGAATTCGCTAAGATAGAGAGAGAGGTCAGAAAGCTTGTTGATAAATCTCTTCGCCAGTCAACCCGTGAGGAAGAGGCGTCGCTTAGGAAAGAGGCTAAGAAGCAAATTAATAATGTTCGCGGTCTGGAACGTCTAGCTAAGCGGGCCTATAGAGACACGAAGGGAGTCTCTTCTACTCTAGATGCGGCAGGGAGGTACCAGACTTTAGCTATAGAAGAGATCATGAGGATGCCTCTTGCCGAGGTAGAAGCTCAACAGGACCTTCTACAGAATATGCTGGAACGCATTATTGAAAGTTCACAAGACCCTTCCAGCGCACAGGTAAGAAACATCCAGCAGGCGCAATCACTTTTAGAAACATTCGGTTCTGCCTTGTACCGGGAAAAGATGGACAACGGCAGATATCAGTATGTGCGCAATGCGGCCGATCAGGAAAAAGCTTTTGAAGCCTTAAAGCGTTTACAGGATGAGGGGAGACTTAGATGGAGGGAAGAGCTTGAACGCCGCGAGAAGAAGTTGAATGTCTTCCGCGACGAGGTGGCCCGTGCAGTAGGAACGGAGAAGAAGGTGGACGATTTGAAAGCTCTTCTTCGTGAAAGCGGCGAATATAGCACCATCAAAAGCTTCTTCACTGGACTTCTTTCAACAGTCCAACTTGCCGAAGTTTTAGAGACCTTGCCGGGCTTTAAGTCAAACGGTACTTTCCTTCTTAACGAAGTTGTCAGGGCTACTCTTGAGCGTGACAATGCTCGCGTTAAGAGACATGCGATGATTTCGTCATGGCTTAAGGGAGCGGCGACCCGTGGGGGAGTCAAAGATGCCAAGTCTGCAACGCAAGTAGCACGGCACTTCTACAAGATGAATAATGATTTGATTCAGTTCCGTAATGGTGAGTTTACCAAAACGCAACTAATCAAGATTTATCAGACGCTTCAAGAATCGGATGGCGTTGCAGTGCTTCGGAACAACTACCAGATGGACTTTGGAGATAAGGCTCTTCTTGATGCCCGTATCTCTCAACTGGATGAACAATTATCTAACGAAGAGATAACGCAAGAGGCGTATGAAAATAGGGTTCTTGAGGCGCAAGAGATGTATGATGCAAGGCTTGCCCAAGACCAGCAGGAGCTGATTGAAGCATTAGGTCCTGACGGCTTGTTCTTGGCGCGGTCGATACAAAGCGCTTACAGGGAATTAGGTTTAAAGATAGCAAGCATAGAAGAATCGTTCTTCGGTCAAGTCTCCAGCATGGAGGACTTTTATACCCCGCGCACTACCGCACATGAAGGGCAAATGGGGGACGGCTTCTATGACACAACGGGTTATGAGCCGGGACAAATCTCTTATTCAGGTAAGCCTTCCTTCATGAAGAAGAGAAGCACTCCCGCTTCTGCCGAGATAAGCATGTTTGTAAACCCTGTTCAGGAGTTTGAAAGGTATGCACAAATTGCAGAAGGTTGGTCTTCTTCCCTTTATCTTAGCGAGTACTATAACAAAGTTTTATTAAACACTAAGACGTCCTTACAAATCCAGAACGTCATAGGTAAGGAGAACTATCAACAATTCATAAAGGGATTGTATAACTTCCTGAATGAGGGTCGCATTCGTGCCCAGCAAGGGATGTTTGGCGAGATGTTCATGAAAGCGGCTGGCACATTGGCGAGAACGAAGATTTTCAATTCTATTGCTTCGGTTTGTCGTAGTGGTGCGGCTTTCTTCAACCCGCTTGTTGGCACTGATTTCAGCAGTATGGAAATCATAAAGGGGCTGGTTTCTCTAGCCGTCAATCCTCATCCTATTTCCCTTCAAGAGATGGCCAAATTGGAAGGCATAACTGCTCGTAAACCATTAACATGGCAGGACCGAGCGATTATTAAGGCTTCTCAAAATGCGCCTCGCATCAAACAGGCACAAGTCCTTTATTGGCAGGAGTGCGGTAATTCGGCTTTGATTGACCTTGACCTTTGGTGTGTCCAGCATGGGAACATGCTTGCCTCACAGATTCTTTACAACCGAGGCCTTAGCAAAAGCGAGATTATAGACCAGTTGAATCTCAACATTTTGAAGTCTGCCCAGCCAGAAAATCAATCTACTCGCGCTATTGGGACTTTAGGAGGGTCTGCGTATGAAGCTTTCCAAGTGCTGTTCATGTCCGACATGATTAACAAGACGGCGATTCTCTTTAGCCAATTCAAGCGTGGAGACATCAGCAACATGCGCAAGCTGGGGAACTTCATTCGGATGTGGTCTATCGTAGGGTTTGCAAGCGCCGTCACAGGCATGGCCGCTTCGTTCTTCACCAGCTACAACGACGACGAGTTCACGGCAGAAAACATATTGTATAACATGTCCCTTGGGCCTTTGGTATCGACACCTGTTTTCGCAGGTCTGTTCCAAGCCTTAGACTATTATGCATTCGGTGGCGGCCATGTTTATGCTAGACCGAACACGCTCACGGACTTTAGCCGAACGATTCGCGGTCTGTCCGACGCTTACGAGACCATACTCAAGAGTACGGAAGACATGGACGCCGTGACCATGAATGAATGGATTGAAGTTGGCGCCGGGGTAAGCCGATCTCTTGGGGATGTCGTTGCTCTCACGTCCAACATAGCCAACGCGAAAACTGTCGGCCGTGTGTTTGAAATGATTAGCTCCTTCGCCAATGCCACGATTCAAGTTCACAATGCGGCTAAGACGACGAGGACAGATGCCAACCCGTTCTATGACACTAGAGAGAAACTCCTGCAAGAAGCTAAATCCTTGCGTAAGGAGAAACGAGAAGCTAAAAGTACTTATGGGGAACGGAGTGTAGAGTATAGAAGACTTTCGCGCGAACTAAGACGAGTTAATAAAAAGCTCAAAGACAATGGCTGGTCATCCAGATAACATTCAACATAAATAAAAATGGCAACAAAAACAAAAACCGCAAGCTCGCCTCCAGCAGGAGATGATAAGGGCGAACCTGTTTTCGGGAAGCAGGAAACTATTCTTGTGACTGGAGAAGGCTCGCCGCGAGATGGAGATGAAACTAGCAAGACGTTTAGGACAATAGCTGGAAAAGCTTACTGTTTGACCTTGACGACAGGTGGAGTAGCTGTTTATGGGAGTGATAATCCAGAACTTACCCCCGAGGCTGTTTTATTGCTTACCACTAAAACAGCCGGGCAATATATCTTCATTGCTATCTCTTCATACACAACTGTAAACGTGGACTCATCCACACAGTATGTATTAACACCATTGAGTTTTAATGGGGCCTTCCTCGGTGCGTCGTCCGGGGGAGGCGGTTCCTTTGATCCTACTTCCAACCAGACAATCACTGGGATGTGGAGTTTTAGCAACATTGTCGTTCCCACACCAGATAGAGGAGATCGAGCGGCAAATAAAGGCTATGTTGATTCCAAGATAGCCGCTGGGACTTCTAATCTTGTGACGCTTACGACGGCGCAAACTATTTCCGGCACCAAGAGCTTTACTGGGAGCATCGTTATGAACAACGAAGCTCCGCTAGTACTTGGAACGGGAGCTAACGCATTAAAACTTCATGAAGATGGGACCAGGTTGGCCTATGTCTTTGAGGGAGGCAACTCCACTCATATAGATTTTTCTGTTAGCACCTCATTCCAAGACCCTGTGACTTATTTCGACAACGTGACGGTGACATCCGGCGCGGTGCTTGCGATAGGGTCAGACCAGAATGCACTTGCTTTTCGGGCCGATGCTACAGGGCGTACTATTGCAGGAGGAGGACCTAGTACTGTTTGGGAAATCAACGTTGACATGAAAATTGGCGCCCCTGTCACCTTCCGAGGCAACGCAGAATTCACGGCTGGCGCGACAAGAACAACCAAAGCGAATCCAGTAAATACTGATCTCCTGAATAAAGAGATGGGTGATGCAATGTATGCAAAACTCTCTCTTCTTACTTCGGCAGAATACACCGCACTCGCTACTAAAGATGCACGTACTGTGTACGTTACAACGGACACGTCCAAAGTGTTCATAGGAAGCGTGGCCGTAAACCCTTAGTTCCCCCCCCCCCCCCCCCCCCGACCCGGAACTTCCAACAGAAGATGAAGAAATGGCAACTTTTTTAGATTATGTAAAGGCGCGAGGATTCGCAAACTCTAGCACTAACACTAGCTTTGTGATTAGTGATCTTCCTAAAGCTTCCAACATGAATATCAAGCTAACTCCTCGTAGGCAAACTTTCAATGAAGGGGCTAAGATACAAATCCCACAGGCGATTGTACAAAGATTGCAAATCGCAGTTACGCAAAGCGACGGCACTATCAAATACGAAGACCCTACTTTGGTTGGAACTAATCTTGAGATAACTCCTAAAGCAGGGATGAGTATTGAGATGACCTGTTTATGCAGTGCGTCATCAGCTACTGTGTGTACCTGTGTCGGATTTAATGACTATGACGTTATGGGCGATGCCTATTTCCTAAGCGCAATTGTTTAATTCAAAATATTTATTATGAAAAAGCTAGACCTTTCGAGGTTGAATGTCTTCTTGGACTTCATCCAGAACACGCACCAATATACGGAACTTGGCTGGGTGCATGAGGCCACAGACGTCATGTACAAAAAGGTATCGAAGCTGTTTGATACTTTCCGGGAATCATTTGCTGGGCTAACGGAGATGGAAGACGTCGTGAAGACAGACATTCCTACGCCAGACCCTGTAGCTGATTCTGTCGTGAGAAAGGTCTTGCGGGAAAAGATTGACGAGATTTGTGACTACCTCTACGATATTGCAGATGAAGAATCTTTTCTGATTTCACAGGTGGATGAGATAAAAACTGTGCTTCTCCAGCAGTATTATGTTGCTTTGAAGAAGTAAAAATGATAAAAGCTCTTTCGGAGTCTAACAGGCTACTAGCATAACAAGGTAAAGGGAATCATTGATTGATTGAAGAAGGAGTCGTCGGGGAGAGAGGCACCCCGGCGACTCTTTCTCTTTACAAATCCTTAAAAAAAGATATGTTCTATTGCATGGAAAGTCTCACATACGAATTTGAGAATCTAGTTGAGGAAGTTGCTATACAAACTGGTCTTGATTTGTCTGTCGAGGCTGACAAAGCCAAGGCAGAAGAGCTTGCCAACTGGATGATTGGCGACGGCTTCATGTCTATTACCCTGACGCATGCGGCTATCAATGCTTCTAAAAGCGGAGTTCCCAAGAAGCTCATCGCTTTGATCGGTGCGATCGTTGTGGCGGTCATTAGCTACTTCATGTGTTCCGGGTGCGCTAACACATCTATGACGCTTACTGGAGACCAAGGCGGCCAGATAAGCTACAGCGTGGATGAGAACGGGAATCTCATCATCACTGGCAAGCCTCCCGTTGTGCAAGCGATGAAAAAGTAAGCGGCCATGTGTAAGCTTTCAGAAGTTCCATCAAGGTTCTTAGAATTGGCTAAGAGTTCTCCCGTGTTTGCTTGCGTCCTGTTATCTCTTTTTATCTGTGGTGGGTCATGCTGGTACATTGGGAAAATCATGAGTCACCATAATGACCGCCTTGCCGAGCTGATGACCATGCAGACACGCGCCCAAGTAGAAACGGCTAAAGCTATCCAGCTACTAGCCATAAGGGTTGAAAACATTGAAAGGAAGATGGAATAATGGAAGCTCTCCCTGACCAACTGTAAAGTTTTTCTTACCAGTTCCCCTTTGTTGATAATCAAAGGCATGAGATGCGTAACACTTTATTTGTGCGTAATTGACGAGCCAAAGAAGGACCAGTATATAAAGCTGTTCGTCACGGAGAAAGATGCTTGCAATTTCCTAGCGCAATATCATGAATTTCATGTCAAATCAAAGGTCAAATGCTATACTATCCACGGAGCGGAAGTAGCAAAACTTTTAGCTAAGTACAAGAAATGAACGTTGCTATCGACATAGGCCACGCGAACAATACGGGAGCGCGAGGGAATGGGTATGAAGAACATGCTTTGGCTTCTGTCATTGGTCACAAGCTTTACGACGCCTTAAAAGAATCAGGGTTTAATCCCACCATCATTGACTTCCCGGAACTCTCGAACAGCGATGACTTGAACAGAACGATTCAAGCCGCTAATTCAGGGTCCTTTGATATCGGTGTTTCCCTACGCTGTGACAGTGCTAGCAAGCAGGTTGGTTCCAAAACGGTTGAAGACCCTAAGCCTCATGGCGCCCATGTGTGTTACTTCCCGTCCAGCACTAAGGGGAAAGAACTCGCCTTGAACATTGCCGAGCATCTTGTTGGCATACTGCCGGGCAGGTCTGAAATAATCCAGCCTAGAGCTAATCTCGCCGTGCTGAAAAGGACAAGGCCTGTATGGGTTTTATGCGAATGTGGTTTCATTACCAGCCCTTATGACATCGGCATAATAAAGGATAACCCTGACAAGATATCGAAAGCTATTCTAAAAGGCATTCTTAAGTATGCGGCTAATCATCGGTAGAGTTCACGTTGAGGAAGATGTGCGGCTCCCATCATTTGTCCACGCTCATTATCTCGTGGATAATGTATGCAAGACATTTGCAAAGAAGTTGCAAAGAAGATACTTCCGCATCAAGCATGCATTATTGCCGTACGACATAGAGGTAAACAAGCTTAAGTTCGCAAGATATAAAGAGCAGAATGTTAAGCTAGTAGTTAGGTTCCGCTTGTCTGATGACGACCCTGCCGAACACAAGAAGGTCATAGCTACGAATGGCGATGAGCCTTTTGCTATGCGCGTTTTGGACCAGATCAAATATCACTTTTTTGAAGAAGGAGTTGATGGGTACTACCGCAGGCTTTGCAATACCAACATGGGCCTGCCGGGAACAATCAATTTCATTGATGTGGATTTGGGGAATATTAAGAAGGAAGAAGACATGCTCGAAATAGGCAACGGGGAGGCCTTCGCTGGAATCCTCGCTAACCTGTTTAATGTGAGTGCGAAGTATCTTTCGAACAATAAACTCGTTTCTCCAGATACTTTTCCAGAACCATTCTCTCCCGAATATTAAAGCCTTTGTTTTTCAGTTTGCATAGGGGCAGGTCCTTCCCGTGTGCAAATATCTTCTTTGCCTTGAAAAAAGATTTGCAATAAAGGTTATAGTTTTCCGGCGTCTTCTCGGCAAAGTCCATGAACTCTTTCAAATTAGACTTCACTCTTAGAGCGGAGAGCTTCGGGGAGTTCCCGTCAGCTATGATGCGGCAAATGATTATGAATTTCTTGTCGTCAATCATAATGGCTTGAATTTTTGAGAAGCGGCTAACTGTTCTTGGGTATATCTACTAGGATGGATGATAGAATCGCCTATTCTGGATAGAGCATAGGCATCAGCTTCATCATTGGTAGAAGCTACATACCCCCATTTTTCAGTTATTGCGGCCATCACGTCCTCCTTCTTAGCGTTCCCATTCCCTGTTGCGAACTTCTTTAGTGATTTAGGAGAGATGGTAATCGCGTTGATGTCCAGTTTGAAAGTCGCCATTCTAGCTATTCCGCCCCATTCAATCAGCCCAAACAGGTTGCTTCCCCTGCCCCCGAAGGCATAGTCTTCTATGACCACCAGCGCCGTTTCCTTGAACGGCAAGAGTATTTGAGTCAGCTTTTGCTCTAGGTCCAGAAGGCGCTTCATCCCTTTTTGTGGGGACTTGATGCACATTGTCTTTGCTTCCTCGTTGTCGGTCCAGAACAGGGAAACCCCCGTTCTGGACAGTGACAGATCAAGACCTATTGAGACTTTGTAATAGTCTTCAAACATGGCTAGAAATGCGTAGAGATTTATTTTTCATAGACCTTCCACATCTTTTTTGGAGTCATGGGGAACATGAATTTTGAACCATGAAATAAATTACTCTTGTCGTAAATGCCGATGCATGTGCCGAAAGGGCCGGATGGCCGCATCACAAACCCTTTATCAGACACAAAGCTTTTCGCCTCCCCTGATTGAATGATGGCGATTGCCTCGGCAGTTGTATAGAGCTTCTCTTCCTCGTTCGGCACGGATTGTGTGGCCGTTTTATTTTGTCTCCTAGGACGGCCCGGAGAACGTTTAGTTCTGTTAATCATTACTTCTCAATTTTGATTGTTTTAAACCATTTGTTTTTCGCCTTCTCTAAGATAGTATCTCTCACGCGAATAGCTTTCTCCATGCTTCTTGTTCTCAAATTGAATCTTTCTCTAGTGGTTAGACCATCATTTGAGACCAAGGTCAATGATAACCAATATACTCCCCTGTTATTGTAGAGATGGTGCAACTTGGTTGTCGTTGAAGAGGTATAATATGTTTTAGGTGAAATCATCCAGCGTCGATTGTTCTGTATCATTGTCTGTAAGTTGTTTTAATGTTCTCCGATTACTAATCCACTAAGTACTAAGCACCCCATTCCTAGGGCCAGCATGATTAATTTTGCCTGCCTCCCGACCTTCAACTGGTCATAAAAGAAGACGCATGCGAATAGCATCATATACCCCAGTAGCTTCACAATTAAAAAGATAAAGTCCTTATTCATTGCTTTTCACCTGAATGGTATTATCGCACTGCTTCACAGTTATGTAATCATCGAACAAGTTCTCAAACATTTCTTTGCATTCTTTATGATTCACACGCCCAGTCATGTTTTTCATCTTGTAAAACTCATTATACAGTTGAGTTACCTTGACGTTCATGCACCTATCAAGTGCGCTTTTAGGAAGGATTCTGCTCGCAATCAGATTCACCCCGTCAATAGACATGGACCTGACCTTTTTCCCCTCCTTTAATTGAAGCCCCGGTATATGCGCCCCATTCTCCATCGCTTCTCGGCATGCCCTGATAATGGCATCAGCCGTCTTCATGGCTAGGCACGCCGTATTATAAAGCTCGCGGCGTTCTTTGGGCGTTTTATTCACGACTAGATCAAAGACGTTCTTCCGTGTGATCGCGATCTGTTGAGTGGCTTCTTGGCATCCCTTGCACACGACAAACCCGTTGCAGAAGTGACAATACCTGTTCGGTCGAGGTTCTTCTCTTGGGGCCGTACAGATGCCTACAATCTCTCCTTCGGCTATGTCCAAATACTCTTTAGAGTAGGTCACCACTTGCGGGCGCCACGTCACTAGAGGCTGGATGATTGCGCACGAAATGGTTTCTATGTCCTCGTCAAACTCCCGTTTGATATAGTTACGGATGGCGACGGCCAGCCCACGGAGTTGCAAGTTCACCGAAGCTTCTTCGTATTCCGTTGGGCCAGTCTTATAGTCCAGTATAAGGACGTGTCCATTTAGCTTTTCGTCACGTTTCGCAATCGCCAAATCAGGTTTCCCGGAGAATAATTTCTTCCCGTCCTTTTCATAAAAGACTCTTTCTTCTTTTATAAGTTCCTGTGTGCCTTCGCCTTGCGCCCATTCATCTATGACGTTCTTGGCAACTATCTTGCATGACTCGGCTATTTCTCTTTCTCCTTCGCTTAGAACTATTGGCGCTCCTTCCAAGTAAGCATGAATCCTAGTTCCTTTCTGGGCTAAGTCCGAAGTATACGTCTCCTGCTTTTCCCTATCATACACCAAGGAATAAGGGCACTTCTCCAGCCTAGCCAGCGAGGAACAGGACGGCAGACCTAATCTATCATCAGTCATTTCTTTGTTTTGGTTGTGTTCAAGTTGTAGTCTTATCTCACCTTCTCTTAGTCGTCAAATGGCGTTCTCATGGAACCCATGTCATCGAGACCTAAATTTAGATCACTCTCGCCCGTCACCACTTCTGGATCAATAACGCCTTCAACTGGTTTATCTTCTTGTCCCTTCTTCTTAAAGACGGGAGGGACGTTCTTCTTCTTCTCTTTGTCCTCTTCAACGGCGTCTTCTTTATCTTTGAATTGTTCCTCGACAGAAACAATCTTGGTAGATAGGGCGTTGTAAAGATTACGGAGATAGATGATCTGGTTTTTGGTACATTCCGACAATTTGTTCCCCAGCTTCTTCTCAAGCATTTCTTCTGTCACACCAAGAAGAGAGAACTTTTCAACCATCATTTTGATCCTTTCCTCTATCGACATGTTATCCCTCTCCAGTGTTTTCTTGCATTGTTCGGCCGCAAGGTCTTTCAGGAATTCAGGGATGATCCCAAAGATGCAAGCTCTCATCCTTCGTGCGGCCATATTCGCGCACAACTCATATATGTCTCGGTCTGACGTCAACACATATCCTTTCCCGCCTTTTATTTCCCGGTAATGAGGCACCATGAAAGAGGCCTTCCTGATGATATTGTTTTCTTTGTCAAAGCAATAAGCCTCACATGTAGAGCAAGTGATTCCTTTTTCGTTTACGGTCTCGCCAGTCTTTGCCCAGCCAGCCTCTACATTCCCGTAGGCAGTCATGCATGCGTTGGCAAGATGGATCGTCTCACCAGTGATTTTAGAATTCCCCCTATCGTAGGAGAAGAAAGCCTTCTCCGCTAGCTTTTCATGGGCACATAGGGTCTTTATCTTGGCTTCAACATCGGCTAGGTTCCTCGGCATTTGCTTAGCAACGAAGATGGAACCTAAGGTTTGCATCGCATTCTTGTCGGACATGGCGATTGCCAAGGCAGACCCGGGAGTGACCACAGACGCGAGCTGTGCGGGCGTATCGTTTTTTTCTTTCATTTCAATGTATTGAGTTGATTTCAACTTTTGAGGATGGATTCATTGTATCATTTTTCATGCCACGGTCAACTCATTTTTGTCTTTTATCCCATGCGATCTGCTGATAGGTTGACGTCATGGCACAGAAAAAAGTTCAGCCGCTCTATAGCGAGGATCACCTTGTTAAGTTTCAAAAGTTCGTTCGGAAGAATCCTGAACTGGCAAGAAGCTTCTTATCTCTTGTAGGCATCCTTCCCACTAAAAGCGTCATGCAGAAGGCCTTCTATGCGGCACAGAAGCTCTCGGTGAAGAAGATGAATATCCTTTTCTCAAATGTTCCGTTCCTTTTCAATGATGATGGCGCCGATAAAAGCTATCACGTTCTAGCTCTCCACTTTCAAAAGCTTGCCGAAGCGGCCCTATTGAACAAGACCGTCTCTTGTCACCTCGAAAACGGGAAAATCACCTATACAATTGACTCGGAAACTTTTTCCTTCGACGTTTCCCACACGTTCTAGCGCCCCACTTTTAAAAGGTCTAATCCTATGTCGAAGCCTAAGTTAATATCGGAGGTTTTAAAAGAAACTGAACTCCTTCTGGACAAGCTGTTCACCAACATTCCCATCGTGGACAATAATGATCCTGACTTCATCAGACAGGAAATCCTTTTCAAATTGCAACGGGAAAAGGAAATGTTTCTGGAAGACTTAAAGCTTGCTCGTATCCCAATAAAGCATTTTCGCATTCTCGAAAGCATGAAAAATGATGATATTCCAGCGCTTTATAATAAGGTGATAAGCACTATGAAAGATTCTCTCCTTCTGCATGGGAATGGGAAACCAAAGACTTTAGCCGCTTGCGCTTGGCTGGCTAATAGGTGTAGAAAAGGTGATACCATATTCTATGTGAAGGGGTTAAGTCTTTTGCTGGAAGCGTCCAATTACAAGAACCGAGATAAATCTCGCATGCTCATGCGTGCGTTGAATTGCGGCTCTCTTGTGATAGATGATATTCAGAACATTAATAATTCAGATATTAACTTATCGCACTTCTCAAACATTCTCTCCGAAAGGTCCGATGCGGAGAGGAAAACGATTCTTATCTCTTCATCCTCCCCGACTTCTTCCATTGTCACCAGATGTGCCTATGAAAATGTTGAAGATGCTCTAGCCGTTTCATAAAATGGGCCGACATGCTCTAATGTCGGCCCATGATAAACACTCATTCTATTCCTTAAATCAGTTCGTATTCCAGATTCTCGTCTAGATAATGGAACGAACTATTAACGGCAGGTCGTACTTTATTACTTTTAAAGCCTACCTGTGGAGGGAAAACAGGATACCAGTTCACAGCTAGGTAAGTGTTGTTGGAGAACCAGACGTCTTTTTCTTTGTCTGGCCTTAGGAATTTCCCGAATGATAGCATCTTCCCCTCTTTGAAAAAGACCATTTTGCTAGTGCCTATGATAGCATTCACCATTTTGATTTTCCCTAAAGAGGAAACGGCTTTCTGATCTCCAAAGGCAGGGATAAAAATATCTTTAAAGAAGGTTTCTGAATCCGTCATATCGCCCCTTGCCCTAATATGCAAGACTCCGTTGTGACAGAATATCCATCCCTTCTCTTCCCAGCCATGAATGTTCTTCATGGTGATAGAACCATGTGTTCTTATTCTGGCGTGGAAGATGAAATTGTCGGACGGCTTTAGCCTTTTGAATTCTTCCTCCACTTCTGTGGTTTCAAATGTCCTTAAATAGACGTGAGGTGTTTTCTCATGCTCTTCATATCCTAACAGGAAGAATCCATCAGGGTTATTCTCCATGCAGGTTCTAAGCTGTGTCAACGTCATGTCTCCCTTTTTACCGTAAGCAATGATACACATATGTTTATGCTTTTATAAGTTCACTAAGTTTTTTTAAATATCCTTCCGCAATGTCGTCTAGCATCATCAACTCTTCTCCGTCAGCGTAGATAGAAATTGAAACTAATCTGAAAAAGTTGCTTTCCGATATCGTGTATTCCCCCTCAAGGAAATAAGACTTCGCTAGGTCTTTAGCTATTTTCCTAATTTCTCCTATGTTGTATTTAGAGACGGCTCTTTGATGCGAGTTTTCGAACCCACAGGATAATCTTATCATCACTTGGTAACCTTTTGTAATGTTTCCCGTTAATTTCATATTCTTATGTATGTTAGTTAATCAAGCTCAAGAATGTTCCTAAGCCTTCTTGTCTTGGCTCGTTTAGCGCAGAACTTTTTGAAGGAGTCCAAATCATTCTTCCCGGTTGAAAGCCGACTGCAACTATACCTGACGAGAAGAGCCACGTACTCGCACATGCATTTAACATGCTCGGGCGATATGCATCCTTTCCCTCGCCTAAACTCTAATGTGATTCCCTTCTCATGGAAACAGATTTCAAAGTAATGTTGTTGCGGGCGCTCTTGAGCTATAACTTTCGCTATGGCCTTGTTTTTTACATTTTCAAATCCAATGCGTTCGATTAAATTAATAAGTGTCGTCTTCCTGCAATAATGGCCGTTCCCTCGCAAGAATATCCTATTGTTAAGGCCTTTACTCTCCCCATCTCCGTAATAAAAACGGATGATCCTTTCATACACTAAATTTAAATCACATTTTTTCTCGATCACTTCCCGTGACACGTGAAAATGCAATCCACATTCATTAATATCAAAAGATGTTGCCCTGTGGGCCGTATGATAAGTGAAAAGCGCGTCCAGAACTCCCCCGTCCGCGATCAAGTCCTTATAGTTAATAGGAAATGTAG